ATCAACTTTGTATGAATGGCGTGATGTAAACCCTTCATTTTCAGAAGCCGTTAAAAAAGGTCGTCAATTAGCCAAGGAATGGGGTATGCAGTTTCTCGCTGATTCTATAAAAGATGATAAAATACAGCCCGTTCAATTTGTGATGTATTGTCGCAATGTATTAAACTTTAAAACCAAAGATGATACCCCCCCACCTGCGCCACCTCCAGACCAATTTAATTATGGCGAGGCAATCGCTGATGACGACTAGAGCAGAGGCAATCCGTTTTTTTAAGCATAATCCATTGGTGTTTTTTAAAAAGCAGTGCAAGGTTGTTTCTAAATCAGGCGAGCTTTTAAATTTCACACCAAACGAAACGCAATTAATCATTCATTCCGAAGCAGAAAAGCAGAAATCAGAAACTGGTAAAGTTAGATTAATCATTTTAAAGGGTCGTCAACAGGGCTGTACAACCTATATTCGTATGCGTTTTTTGCATAAAATCATGCATACAATAGGACATAAGGCTCTTGTTATGGTGCATTTACATGATGCTGGTAAAAGCCTATTTTCACAAATAAGACAATGCTATGATGCGATTGATTGGCGTTTTAAGCCAGTTTTTACTAAAAATAACGAATCAGTTTTAGCTTTTGATGATATACAATCGCAATTTACTTTTGCTACAGCAGGTTCAAAAGGTACTGGACGCTCGGCGACATTGCAATTATTCCACGCATCAGAGGTGGCTTTTTGGGACAATGCGTCCGAACATACAAGGGGCATGATGCAAGCGTTATCGTCCGAAGCAGGGTCTGAATGCTTTATGGAATCCACAGCCAACGGCATGACAGGGGACGCAGAAGAGTTTTACAATAAATTTATGACTGGCTTAGATAGTTCAAGTGATTTTAAATCACTATTTATACCTTGGTTCACGAATGCAGAATATCAAACAACCCTCCCTGCTGATTTTACACTCAAAACATACGATGCATGGTGTGAAAAGGAATACAAAGCAAACTATGGATTGACTGATACGCAGGTGTATTGGGCTAGGCAAAAAATAGCGACTGATTTTAATAAACGCTACGATATGTTTTGCATTGAGTACCCTGCTAATCCACACGAAGCATTCGAGGGTACTGGAGAGAATTCGTTTATAGAGCCTCGTATTGTCATTGAGGCGCGCAGGAGACAGCCTAAAGGGCATGGTGATGTTGTATTGGGTGTTGATGTCGGTGGCGATGAATTTGGCAAGTCCCCAGACCGTTCAGTTATTGCATTGCGTAAAGGGAATGATTTTAAAATTATATTTCAGAAAAAAGGCATATCACGAGACGATTTAATGCAAAAAATATGCGATTTAATCAAGGAATTTCAACCGCAAAAAACATTTATTGATATTACAGGAATTGGTTATAATCTTGATAGAGACCTTGTGCATTTATGCAATGTTCGTAATGTACCAGTATCACAAGTCACAGGCGTTAATTTTGGTAGTAATGCAATTGACAGTATCCAGTTTACAGATTGTAAGGCTGAAATGTATCATCATCTTAGAGAGGCGTTAATCGTTGGCAGTTGCGATGATTCGGCAGAGCTTCAAAAAGATTTATTGGCAACAGGCTATGAACGTGATAAAATGCGACGCTTAAAGATGCAAAGTAAGAAAAATCTTACGCAATCACCAGACTTAGCTGATGCAATGGCTTTGTGCTGTTATCAATCGCCTATATTTTTTAGTGGAGTTTTTTAATGTTTGGCTGGTTTGGCAAGAAAGAGGAGAAGTCTTTATCATTTGCGAACGGTTTAAGATATGGCAGTGATAACACAAATAAGATTATTCCTGCTGATATGTATCAAAAGGTTTCAATTGCTTTCACTTGCGTTGAAAAAATAGCCTGTCAGGCTGAATCATTCAAATATTATGTAAAACAAGGTGATACCAAATTCGATAAACACCCTTTGCACGAACTATTATTTAAGCGTCAATTATTGTTGGGTGGTCAGTCAGTGTTCGGTCAAGCAATCCGCAATTTGTTAATAGCAGGTGAGGCTTTTGCCTTGCGGATGCCTTATGGTGATAAATCCAAAAATATTGGACGCTTGCAACCGATATTTAAGCGTGATGTGGGCAAAAACACACGAAATAATAATATTGTTGTTTCATATTTTGTTGCTTATTCAGGGCAATCAATTCTATTACCGATTGATTTAATAACTGGTTACAGTGATTTAATCCGCATATCGCTTTATTCGTCAAAAGATTATAATGCAGGCGTGTCACCAATGGAGGCGGTTGGTATTGAGGGTGCTTTAATTGATGAGGTGCTAAGATGGAATTTAACCACGCTTAAAAAAGGCGTGAAGCCTTCGGGTGTGTTTAGCACGGATTCGTCTGTAGGTTTAACGCAACAACAGGTCAACGATACCTTGCAAAATATCAAAGAATTATATTCTGGCAGTGCTAATGCTAGTTCTGGGATTCTTTTACCTAACGGCATAAAGTACAATGCACTACAGATGACAAGTTCTGATATGGATTTTTATAATACTACAATGTTGACTATGAAAAATGTCGCCATGGCTTTCGGAGTGCCTTTACCTTTATTATTCAGCGATGCGTCAACACTTGACAATTACAAAATGGCAATCGAAGAGTTTATTCTGCAAACTGTCATTCCGATAGTAGAGGATATTATCGGTACATTCGATGTATGGTATAACATCATTACAGGCGATAATATTAAAACGTGCATTGATTTGGATAAAATTGACGGCTTAGAAATGAAACGTGAAATAAAATCTAAGCGTATGATTGAATTTGTTAAAAACGGCATATTGACTCCGAACGAAGCAAGGGAAAAGCTAGGCTATGAAGCGTTTTCTGAAATTAACGCAGATAGTTTATTTTTACCTAGTTCATTACGTCCTATTGATATGATTGACGGCGAGGCTATGCCAACTGGTGCAATAGATGACAACACAAAATAGAATTGAAGCACGCACCAGGATTAAATGGTTTAAATTACTTAGACCGTTCGAGATTGCTATGATAAAATCAATGCGTGCTTTGTTCAAAAAAGAATACACATACATATCAGATAATTATGAGGCTATTGCACAAAACGGCTTTAGTATATTGCGTAGATTAGATTTGCAAACGAATATAAAAAACGCACTATCAAAGACGATTAAAGATATTATACCCAACAGTGGACGCACGGTGGAGCGTGAAGTTAATAAGCAGGTTAATAAAACAGATTTTGATTATGAAGCCTATATATCAGAATATATCGCAAGTGAATTATTTACACAGTCCATAGAATCGATTGTAACGACGTTTTACGATGATGTTCAATCGGTCATATCCGCAGGCATTGCACGCCAAGCAACAAGAAAAGAGATACAGAAAGATATTCTTGATGTTATGGTGACAAAAAGTAAATATCGTGCTGAAACAATAGCAATCACTGAAACACATAAAGCATCAAATTATGCCAGTTTTAAGCGTGCAAGCGATATGCAAAATGATTTAGGCTTGAATATGCAAAAACAGTGGATTGCAGTACAAGATTCACGGACTCGTAATGCACATTTAGCAATGCGTGGAAAGCCTGCAATCGGTATGAATGAAATGTTTGTAGTGGGTGGCGAGAAAATGGATAGACCGCACGCAAGCGGGGCAAGTGCAGGAAATACGATAAGGTGTCGATGTGTTTTAAGGTATATTGTGGGTGATTAAATGGATATTTTAATTTTATTAATTTTGCTGTATATATTGCCAATTATTATTGCATTAATTCGTGGGCATAAAAATATGGTTGCAATATCAACACTGAATATATTAACTGGCTGGACAGCGATTGGTTGGATTGCGTCTTTGATTTGGTCTTTAACAAAGTAAAAAAGGATATAGCATGGAATATTTGGCAACTGGTGATTTTGAGTTCAAAGCAGATTCTACAGACGGACGTATCAAAGGTTACGGTGCTTATTATGGCAATATTGACCGAGGTATGGACGTTATAAGGCAAGGGGCGTTTTCTGATATAAAGCGTTCAATTAAAATGCTCTATCAGCATAATGCAAGTAAGCTCTTGGGTACTTGGGACATAGTCAAAGAGGATTCTAAGGGGTTACTTGTAGAGGGTAACATCAATATGAATACCACTTTGGGGCGGGACGTGTACGAGTTAGCTAAGTCAGGTGCTTTATCTGATATGTCAGTCGGTTTTAAAACACAGGATTATGAATATGATTCTCAATCAACAAGACACATTAAAAAAGCTGAATTATTTGAGGTTTCTTTGGTTACATTCCCTATGAATGAAAAAGCAAATATTTTGTCAGTCAAGTCTAGTGACATTGAAAATGAACGTGATTTTGAGCATTTCTTAAAACAAGCTGGATACAGCAACAAGCACGCAAAGATTATTACTACACATGGATTTAAAACATTCATGCAGAAAAAAGATGATGTAGAAGTAACCGATTCTGATAATATTTTAAAAGCATTGCAAGATTTAAAAATATCAGTTACAATATAAAAAAATACCCGAAAGATGCGAGATGATGTGGAGGGGGTACGAGATGTACCATTCATTCATTAACACATTTATTAGGATTTATTATGTCAGAACAAGACACAGTTAAAATCTTTGAAGCCATTAACGAAGTAAAGAATATCGTTAATGACCGCACCAAAGATATCGTAACAGACGAGAAATTTGATAAAGTTGTCAAAGACTTGACTGATATGCAAGAGCGTCTGCAAAAATCAGAACAAGAATCACTTGCCTTGAAAGTCGCTATGCAAACCGCAGGCGTTAAAGAAGATAAATCAGGTTTATCTGAAACTGAAAAAAAGCATCAAGATGTTGTCGAGCAATATATCCGCAAGGGTGACAATGAACTAGAACTTAAAACGCTTGGGGTTTATGCAGGGCAAGACGGCGGTTACACAGTGCCAAAGGCAATGAGTGCTAAAATCATTCAGCGTATCTATGAGACTTCTCCAATTCGTTCTGTTTCGTCAGTTGTTACAATCAGCACTGATTCAATCGAACACTTGATTGATACAGGCGAGTTTTCACAAGGTTGGGTGTCTGAAACAGGAACACGCTCTGAAACAAATACATCAAATTTCGGTAAAAAAACAATTGCAGTACACGAGCAATATGCAGAGCCTCGTTCAACACAAAAATTACTTGATGATAGTGTGTTTAATATAGAGGGTTGGATTGCCCAAAAGGTATCCGATAAATTCGCACGCATGGAGAATACTGCTTTTGTTAGCGGTAATGGTGTTGATAAGCCTCGTGGTCTATTAACATACACACATAGTGCAGATTATAATATTGATCGTATTCAGCAAGTAAATCTAGGGTCAGCATCAGCCTTGACCTCTAATGGATTGATTGATTTGCAAAATGCTTTATTGGAGCCGTTTCAGGGCAATGCTAAATGGTTAATGAATCGTACTACATACGGTGCATTGCTTAAATTAATTCGTTCAGATAATAAATTCAATGAGTTCTTGGGTTTACCTAATGCGTCAGGAATGGCGACGTTATTGGGTAAACAAATTATTCTTGCAACTGATATTCCCGTTGTTGCAGGCGATGCTTTGTCTGTAGTGTATGCTGATTTTACCGAAGCTTACGAGATTG